TTTGAACATGATGAACTCCTTGAGATTATTGATTGGACAAAGAATGAAACACCGCACAAGCATCGCTCATGCGGTGTCGGGGAGAAAGTCTCCCTAAGATTATTGAAAGGACACAGACTGACGCAATTGAGCGAGCAACGCATCGAACTGATCTCTGGTAAGACCTGCATCAATAATCTCGCTGACGATGTTGCTCACCAGTTGCTTGGGTACAGCGACTGGGGCTTTCATGCCGCTTGATTTCTCAGGGCGACTGATGTGATAGCGGAACTTCGCCTTGCCTGCGTTGACCGCAAGTTCTTCTGTGCGAGTGCGCTCTGTGCGTTTCTTGCCGTAGGCTTTGGTTGCCTGAGCAAGCGTCATGGGCTTGATGCCGTCACGAATGGATGTGTAACCAACCATGTAGTTCGTCACATAGCGTTGTTCCCAATCTGCTCTGTGCTCTGCTTCGAGTGCCACATACTGTGTGTGATACGTGTCGCTTGCGTTTAGCACAGACGCATCGTTCTTGCCACAGCCCTCCGCAAACTGTTCGTATGTGTAGGAAGTTACTTTTGATTTAGTCATGATGATCTCCTTGAGTTGACTAGGTTTGAATGTCGGGGAGAAAGTCTCCCCGAATCGATCAGGCTGTTTCCCTAACCGATACCTCTATTTTATCATGAGGGGTCTGAATGAGAAACGAAAGTACCTATTTTGGGGTTCTGTTGACCCCACCATACCCCCACCAGCCCTAAAAAAGGTCGGCACCCTACGTCCACATAAACACTGTTCCACACCCGCAATCCCAATTTTTAAAAAACTGCCCTATAATCCCCACCGTACCCCATCATTAAATACTTATATGCAACAACAAAAATTTGGTCGCCTAGTTGTACAAAGCCTTGCCAGCACAGACGCACACTACCGAAAACGTTGGACTTGTCTTTGTGGTTGCGGCAATACCGTGGTTGTTTTACAAGACAAACTTAAAGCAGGGATAACAAAATCTTGCGGTTGTTTTAGAGAAGAATTTGTAAAAGCGCTGGTAGATAAAGCGGCAGAAGAAAGACGCGGCCCAACGCACAGTTCTTGGCAAGCCATGATTGGCCGATGTACAAATACGAAATACCCAAGCTACCCAAAGTACGGCGGTAGCGGAATCGAGGTGTGTGACCGTTGGCGCTACGGCGAGGATGGCAAGACTGGCTGGATTTGTTTTTATGAAGACATGGGGCCAAGACCGGCAAACACGACCATTGATCGAATTGATGGAGCGCTAGGATACTTCCTTGAGAACTGTCGGTGGGCAACGCAAGATCAGCAAGCCGCAAACAGGAAGAATGTGGGCAGACCGCGAAAAACGCCACCCCCCACCCCACTATAAAAAATTTCAAAGACCAATGTCCAACGTTTGACATGGCCAATAAAAAAGAGCCCCGGTGTTTAGCCGGGGCGCAAGGAGGACTAATCCTCAAGGAGAAGCAACAGAACAAAAAATTTGCACCATTGCCGAAAAGAAGTGTACACTAACTGCAACGAGGCAACAAGTGCGACGCCAGCACTAACCTACGCAAAAATGCTAGAACATCTTATTCACGGCGAATTTCACCCAGACGTAGTCGATATGACTGCGGCTACGCTTTTGCCGCTTGATAAGGCTGAGCCTGCAACCATCATTGACGCACAAGTTAAGACTGCGCAGTGGTTAAAGGACTTAGAACTGGACGACGAAGCAGTAGAGTCCAAGGCAGACGCACAAGCAGCGCGGCAATCGTTTGCATCTTTAGTCACAGGCCAGCCGCCACAGAACACACAGCAAGCACTTGCTAACATTAAAGCGCCAGCGGCAGTCCAGCATCTGGTTGGGATGCTCACAGCCTACGATTGGGCGTTTGTGGAGCAAGCCAAAGAACTGCGCGGTTTTGCCGTAGCTAAGATCTTAGAAGAAGTAGACCACCCAGATGCGCGCATACGGCTCAAAGCGTTAGACATGCTGGGTAAAGTCACTGAGGTTGCGCTGTTCACGGAGCGAGTCGAGGTCAAGAAGACTGAGATGACGGACGTAGAGCTTGAAGCGCGGATCAAAGACAAGCTCAATAGGTTCATGGGTGTGATCGATGTAGTCGATGTGTCTGAAGAAAAGTCAGATGAAGACTGATAAGTTCACAACTCTTAGCAAACTTGAGCTAGAAGCTATGGCCAAGGCACTGCCGCACATGACGTTGGCAGAAAAGATGGAGCTTTTCCAAGACTTGGAGATGCGCGAAGCCCGCGCTAGTCTGCAAGCGGCCAAAACAAACATGCTGGGGTTCGCTCAGAGCGTCTATCCGGGCTTTAAGATTGGGCCGCACCACAGGAAGCTGGCCAAAATCTTCACAGATGTGGTCGAGGGCAAGAAAAAGCGCGTGATTATCAACATCGCGCCACGTATGGGTAAGTCAGAGTTCTCCTCATACCTGTTCCCTGCGTACTTCCTAGGTAAATACCCTAATAAGAAGATCATCATGGGCACCCACACCGCTGGTTTGTCTGAAGACTTTGGCCGTAGAGTGCGTAATTTGATTGAATCGGAGGAGTATCGTGAAGTTTTCCCCCAAACAATGGTGGCAGATGACCAAAAAGCGGCTGGTAAATGGTCTACAAGCGCTGGCGGTCAGTATTATGCTGCTGGTGTCGGGGGCGCTCTTGCTGGTCGTGGTGCTGATCTGTTCGTTATTGACGATCCACACTCGGAACAAGACGTAAAAGCCAACTCACGGCTTGCTTTTGACACTGCATGGTCTTGGTTCCAGACCGGCCCACTGCAACGCTTGATGCCGGGCGGTGCGATCATTGTGATTATGACCAGATGGTCGCTGTTAGACCTGACTGGGCGCTTGATTGACTACCAAGCTCGCAACCCCGAGGCTATTCCATGGGAAATCGTGGAGCTTCCCGCCATTCTCAACGAAGATCAGGACACGGAGAAGTCCTTGTGGCCAGAGCAGTGGCCACTCGAAGCGCTCAAAGCAACCAAAGCGTCTATTGAGCCTAGGTATTGGAACGCGCAGTACATGCAGCAGCCCACAAGCGAGAACTCAGCCATCGTTGGGCGCAAGATGTGGCGCATATGGGAGGCTGAAGACCCACCGCAGTGCGATTACGTCATTCAGTCGTGGGATACGGCGTTTGAGACCAAGAACAACTCTGACTATTCAGCCTGCACCACATGGGGCGTGTTCTTCAACGAAGAAGAGAAGGACGCGACGCAGATTATCTTGCTCGATGCGTTTAAAGACCGCATGACGTTCCCTGAACTTAAAGAAGTTGCGCTTAAGCACTACAAGGAGTGGGAGCCAGACGCGTTTATCGTGGAGAAGAAGGCCGCAGGCGCTCCGCTGATCCAAGAACTGCGGGCTATGGACATCCCCGTGCAGGAAACAAATCCTAGCCGCGGCAACGACAAGATGGTACGATTAAACGCAGTGGCTGATTTGTTTGCCTCTGGCATGGTCTGGGCACCGGACACACGCTGGGCACGAGAAGTGATCGAAGAGATGGCGGCTTTCCCAGTTGGGGAGCACGATGACTTCGTGGACACGACCACACAAGCACTGCTACGCTTTAGGCAAGGCGGTTTTATCACTTTGAACACGGATGCGAAGGATGACCCTGACTACTTCCGCCGCAAGTCGTACGCATACTATTAGGAACACACATGGCAACGAACATTGACAAAGCGCTGTACCAATCTCCAACAGGCATTGAAGAGCTGGCAGAGGATGAGTCTCCCATCGAGATTGAGATCGTTGATCCTGAGATGGTCAAGATTGGCATAGACGGTATGGAGATTGAGATTGAGCCAGCCGAGCCGTCTGCTGAAGACTTTGACGCTAACTTGGCTGAGTACATGGACGAGAGCGCCATGGAGACGCTGGCCAGCGACTTGGCAGGCGACATTGAGCAAGATAAGAGCTCCCGCAAGGATTGGGAGAAAGCCTACACAGAAGGCTTGAAGCTTCTGGGCTTGCAGATGGAAGAGCGCACAGAGCCTTGGAACGGCGCGTCTGGTGTGTTCCACCCGATGATTACAGAAGCTGTTGTGCGCTTCCAGTCAGAGACAATCACCGAGACATTCCCAGCGCAAGGCCCTGTGCGTACCAAAATACTTGGTAAAGAGACACCGCAGAAACAAGAAGCGGCTGTGCGCGTAGAAGCGGATATGAACTACCAGCTGACTGAGAAAATGGTTGAGTTCCGTCCTGAGCATGAGCGCATGTTGTGGTCACTGCCGGCCACAGGTTCAGCGTTTAAAAAGGTGTACTACGACCCCTCACTTGGCCGCCAAGTATCGATCTTTATTCCTGCGGAAGACATGATCCTGCCCTACGGCACATCGGACATTCAGACTTGCTATCGCGTCACGCACGTTATGCGCAAGACCAAGAATGAGATTTTGAAACTGCAGCAAGCAGGGTTCTACCGCGAAGTTGATCTTGGTGAGCCAGACAAAGTTGTTGGCGATATTCAGAAAGCCAAGGACAAAGAGACAGGCTTTAGCGATCTGAACGATGACAGGTTTACTTTGCTTGAGTGCCACGTTGACTTGGATATCAAGGGTCACGAAGACTTGGACGACGATGGCGAGCCAACAGGCATCGCGCTTCCGTACGTGGTGACAATCATTCGCGGCACAAACGATGTTTTAGCTATTCGCCGTAATTGGGAGGAAGATGACCCACTCAAACTCAAACGCCAGCACTTTGTGCACTACCAATATATTCCGGGCTTTGGAGCTTATGGCTTCGGGCTGTTCCATCTTATCGGAGGCTTTGCTAAATCCGCTACAAGCATCATGCGCCAGCTCATTGATGCAGGAACATTGTCCAACTTGCCCGGTGGTCTTAAGTCCAGAGGACTGCGCATCAAGGGAGACGACACACCAATCGCTCCCGGAGAGTTCCGTGACGTAGACATCGGCTCTGGCACCATCCGTGACAGCATCTTGCCCCTGCCATACAAAGAGCCTTCAGCGGTTCTTGCCGCACTGCTCGATAAAATCGTAGACGAAGGCCGTAGGTTTGCAGCCACTGCAGATATGAAAGTGTCCGACATGTCTGCGCAGGCTCCTGTCGGCACAACGCTGGCATTGCTTGAGCGCCAGCTTAAAGTCATGACGGCTGTGCAGGCCCGTGTGCACTACGCCTTGAAGCAAGAGTTGCAGCTTCTGCGTGACATCATCCGTGACTACACAGATGACACATACTCATACGAGCCAGAAGGCGACGACGGCCCACGCGCTAAAAAGTCTGACTATGCGCATGTAGATGTTATCCCCGTGTCTGATCCGAATGCGGCCACCATGTCACAGCGTGTGGTGCAGTACCAAGCCGTCATTCAGATGGCGCAGATGGCTCCAGACATCTACGACTTGCCGCAGTTGCACCGCAACATGTTGGAGGTTTTGGGTATCAAGAACGCAGACAAACTTGTGCCACTTGAGGATGACCAGAAACCCAAAGACCCTGTGACAGAGAACATGGCTGTGCTCAAGGGCGAGCCACTCAAAGCGTTTGTGGAGCAAGACCATGCCGCGCACCTTGCTGTGCACACCAGCATAATGCAAGACCCAACCGTAATGCAGTTGATTGGCCAAAACCCCAAGGCTCCTCAAATTCAAGCAGCGCTGACTGCGCACATCGCAGAGCACGTAGGGTTC